GTATAAGATGTAAGATAACCAACTAAGCTATGATCTCCCCAACTGTATGCTGTATCCCAATTAGAGATTTTAGTGTTGTCTTGTGTCCACTTGGTTCCTATTTGCGTACTTACAGTATTTGCAAAGTCTGCATCATCTCCGAGTGCTGCGGCAAGTTCGTTTAGCGTGTCTAGAGTTGCTGGAGCAGAGTCAGTAATTGTTGCAACTATATTTGTTGCTGTATCATATCCATTACTTGAAAGATATGTGTTTACACGTGCATCTGTATAAAATAAATTTGTCGTGCCTTCAGTTAAGTCATCACTGTTACTTGCTCCTGCCTGTTGCCAAGCAGAGCCGTCCCAAATGTATAGGATGTCTGTGTCAGTAGCAAATGCCTGGTCACCTGGATTATTACCAACTAGTGGCAAATATGTACTGTCGTCATAGACATTAACCTTGGCGATAACGGCCGAGCCATCCTCAACAACTAATTCCGCTGTACCAGCTACTTCACGAATCTTGTTTTCAAAACTTGGTGTGTTTTCCACATATGTAGCCAAATCTTGTGGAACAAACTTTCCACTATCAGCATCATATACAAGACACATCTGGTTAACTAATGATGGAATTGGTCTTAATTCAACTGGTGTCTTGTGACCTTCCTGTGTGTGCTGGAAGTAGACAACGTAGTTGCCATTGATATTTGTCTCAACTGCTAAATTCTTGACAGTAATTGCACCTCGCATAACGCCGTGATTACCGCACTGGTAATATAGGGTATCTGGTGCGTCATTTGGTACAGTAAATGTAATGGTACCTGAATCCGTTCTTGATCCAGTTACGCCATCAGTATACTCACCGAAGTAAGTTCCTGACGCAAAGTTGGTTCCGTTATCCGTTGTAAAATAGAATGGATGACCAGTTGCAGTGATATTAATTGTGTAAGTACCACCACGGTAAAATGGACCTAAGTTAGGATTGTCGCCTTTGGCAGCTCCGCTAAATGTATAAGCACCAGCACCGTTGTTAACTACTGTATAACTTACTGAAGGAGGTGTTAATGTAGGTACTGTAATCGTTGCTGGAACACTGATGTTAATACGCTGTACGTCGGTAGGGTTACCGCCATTAATATCTGGATGGGTATCACTTACTGGGCCGGTTGATGTTGCCCAGGATACAAGGTTGTCTGTTCCTGCTCCGTCAATCCATTTGAGGTACAAACTATGCGTTTGTGTCATACTATCAAATAGATCATATGCCGCAAAGTTATTGACTGTGTAAGTACCCTGCTTGTAGAGAGGTACCTGAAGTTCAGGTGAATTTGTGATAGTACGTCTGGCGTATGGAAGGCTACTGGTTAACCATGTCCACAACCAAGTGGTTGCTTGCCCAGCAGCAGGTGCTGACACTTGAATTTCCAGTACCTCAGGTGCAATGTTGAGATCAACTTCACTTAATTTACTAAGTGGTAATGAACTGTCACTGATGTCATCCTCTGTAACTGCACCGGGTGCAAGTTTGGGACTTGTGACACTGTTGTCTTCTAGACTGCTGGTTTTTAACTTATCAATGGCCATGCGTAATAATCCTATTGTTATTACACTTATTTATCGATTTGTTTATCCTAATAATGTTACTGACGCTGTAGTCCAAGGATCAAATTGACTACCATTACTATAATAACGTGCATTATGAAATGTAATATAATCATTAACGTTTAGATACATACAGAATGAATGTGTTCTCTGGTGGTATCCATCACCGTTATTTTCATTCAATCCGTTAGTAATTTCATTACCATTGACTTTTACTTGTGTATCATATCTACCTGTATTAGATTGACAAATTGTTTGATATGTAATCATATACACACCAGCAACAGGTATTGTAATACGATTATTACTAAAAGACAATCCACGGCTTGTTTTTACACGAAAAAATGTCGCTTGTCCACTACTGCCTTCTGTTCCATTGTGGGGTGTACCAAAAATATGTGGCTGTTGTGGTGTAGTAACTGCACCTTCCTTGTAAATGTTCATTGCATCGACTGGTGTTCCGGCTAATTGCGTTCTAAATTTATGACTAACAGTAGCACTAGTCCAATATTGGTCATAAGTTATTTGTCCATTTGAGTTGCCATACCAAATTTTACCACCAGCAACAGCAAACCCAGCATCATCACCAAACAAAATCCCTGGGTCAGTTGCCCCCGTACTTCCGTTTAAAAATAAGTCACCATCTTTAATTTCTAGTTTTGCAGTAGGATCAGTTGTACCTGTACCAATACCAACATTACCAGTACTGCTAATACGCATACGATTTAAATCAGCAGTATAGAAATCCATATCAGCAGCATCTCTTAACTTAATCAATGCTGCACCGCCTTCACTGGCATCTGCTTGTCCAATATCTAGACCAGTATAACCAGTATTGGTTACTCTAACATATGGATAACTGCTTGATTCAACATTTAAAGCGGCAGTGGGACTAGCAGTACCAACACCTACACGGTTGTTGTTATTATCAACATAAAGAACACCGTTGTCTACGTTAATTGTATCTGTGCTTATGCTTGTGTTTGTAATTGATGTTGCCATGTTTTATCCTATGAGATGTACTGAAAATCCAGACCAAACTTGCGAACTATCACCGTAAAAGGTGCCTCCGCCTTGAACATACACGTCTAGAGTATCATTTGCTGCCATTAAAATTACCATTGTACCACCAGCTGTTTGGTGACCGCTACTACTAGCCGATCTTGTGCGAATTCCATTATTCGGCTGACCATTTAAACGTACATGTGCTGAAACTTGATTGGTTTCATTTTCTGTCAAATAGTAATACGATACTAAATATTTTGCAGTAATAGGTGCAGTGAACACCCCAGTTGAAGGATTAAAGTGATTACCAGTATTATGAAATGTGCCTGTCCAACCAACAACATTACCAGCAGAAGTACTTGAATTTTTGTAAGCTCTGAATGATGGTTGATCTGGAGCCCTAACATATCCTTCTGGCCAAATAGTCATTCTGTTACCAACACCATTGCTACTATTGCCTACATTAAAATTTAGCTTACCAGTACTATCATGTTCAATATAAGCATAATCACCACCGGAACCGTCACCATTATTTGGTCCATCAAGCACAATATAAGCGCCTGCGCCAGTTGTACTACCAACCTGTATTCCACCTCTGCCTGCAACTGTAACATTTAAAAGTTCATTACCAGTGCCAGCAGCACCTATGCGAACCTTACCGTTAACCAAGTTAAACATATCAGTATTACCGCCAGCACTGATGTAAACATTGTTACTGGCATTAATATAACTGTTATAGCCTTGTAATAGGCGTATGTTGTTGCCACCATTGGCATCACTAGTGATTTTTAATTCACCATCTGCACCAGTGGGTTTAATTTCCAGGTTAGCACTAGGAGCAGCTACTCCACCAATGCCAATATTGCCATCAGGACCAACAGTGAGGTCAGGACTACCACTGTTAGCATGTTGTAGGTGTTCTAGTACTACTGTTGTCATTTATTTTTCCGTTATGCTTCTGCTGGCATTGCAGCTTCAGCTTCTGCATTGCGCTCAGCTGCGGTTTTTACAATACCTAAATCAAATGCTTGTTGAATTTGTGCGTCACGTCCAACTGCCAGTGCAATTGAGTTTTCGTTGCAATGTGCAACTACTAGTGATACAATTTCATCTCCTGCAATTCTTGCACGATTTGTAACTGCATTATCAGCCCAGTCCTGTGGACTTGCTGCACAATATTCCATACATTTTAATTCAATGTCTGTAACTTCGATTGAGATCGTAGCCATTTTATTCTCCTTTTGAGTTCTTACTCTTATTTATTTGTTTATCCTACTAAGTATCCACTAAAGCTAGTGTGTACTGCACTTCCACTTTGTAAGGTAATAGTTTTACTAACTTCGCATCCTAATTGTGCATAATCACCAGCAGTCATATAATATGTAAAGGATTGGCTTGAGCCAATATATGAAGGTGATCCGGAACCCTCCCAAGCACCAATGCAAGAGCGGGCGCCGTTGATCCATAATTCTGCACTTAAATAATTTACTGAACCAGTTCCACCGATAGACCCAATAATACAATCAAAATGATATGTACCACTAACTGGTGCTGTAAATCTCCGATTAGTAGGATTATAATAATTACCTATATTAAATACCACAGTAAACGGACCGTCCACTGTGTATACACCACTTGGTTGCGAATAATTAGTGTTTAGTCTAGCCACAAACATTGGATTATTTGGTGTTGTTACTGTACCATTACCTCTGATTATTAAGTCTGATGTTGTATCATAGCCCCCATTATATAAATGTCCAAAATGCATATCAACAGTTGATCCATCATACTGTGTATGGATTTGTCCAGTTACATTGGCGCCATCATGCCATCTAATTTTACCCAATGCTGTATTTTGATTGCCATAATGTGTTAAGATGCCAATTGCGTTTTCCAAACCACCAATGGCACCATCACCAATTTGTAATTTATTGAACGGATTTGTTGTACCAATACCAACATTGCCACGTCTAGCAGTCCCACCACCGTCATCATCACCACGTATAACCATAAATGTATCAGTATTTTCACCGAACGCCAAATAGTTACCAGATGTCAATCCTTCGCGATTACTGCGAATTTCAAAAGCACCTTTGCCTGATCCAGTTTCAGTTAGTTTAATTACAGGTGCTGTTCCAGATTCTTTGGTACCAGAAATTTCAATACCACGTTGAGAATATGTATCTATAGTTGCAAAAGATGGTGATGCTGTACCAATACCCAAGTTACCATTTGCATCTGTTGTGACAACACGATCCAATGGTATAGTATTCTGTCCTGCAACATCAGGCACAGTTAAATCATAATATCCGCTTGTGTTACCGCTTACTCTAATACTGCTCATTTATACTACCACCCATCTTG